ACCAGTTAATTATCTGGAAACCTGATATGAAAAAGAAACAGGCTTCAGATATGGTTATGGCTTTATGGTTCACGGAACTGGTAATTCGTGAATGGTTAGAAAGAAAAAATTATACTCAACGATATACATCAAGTCGTTGGCATTCTGTTAAACAAATAAACAATAGATATGTTGTTGATTTAGATGAACTGTACGCTGAACAACAATCTGATATGTTCTACGCTTAAGGAATTTAGTGGCTCTTAATATTACACAAATAGCAGTTAAGGTTGAAGCGTTAAAACGCCGTAACCTTAATCGTGATGCCAGAATGGCAGATATCCTAGAAGTACGTAGGGGAAACCTTGTAAACGTATTTCCTGAAATGTTCCCAGAGGGTGCAACCAAGGCTATGGTTGCCAACTTCGTTGACGTAGCCGCAAGAGATGTTTCCGAAGTCCTAGCACCATTACCCTCTTTTAACTGTACAACAACAGATAACTCATCTGACCGTGCAAAAAAATCTGCAGATATTAGAAGTCTTATTGTTAACAACTATGTTCAAACATCACGTTTGCAAACACAGATGTATCAAGGTGCTGACTGGTATGGCACTTATGGTTTCTTACCTATCATTGTTGAAGCAGATTGGGATAATAAACTTCCACGTATCCGTATAGAAAACCCACTTGGTGCATACCCAGAATATGACCGTTATGGTCGTGTGGTTTCTTATACTAAACGTTACAAGAAAAGTATTGCTGAACTTATAACAGAGTTCCCAGAATTTGAAAGACAAATCCTTAACGGATATAAGATTAACGAAATCGATATCTATGCTGAATTAGAAATGATTCGCTATGAAGATAAAGATGTTATTCTTTTGTATTTACCTGATAGAGGTAATCTAGTTCTTACCAGCGCTGACAACCCAATGGGTGAAGTGATGGTACGTATTGCTAAAAGACCTGGAGTTGATGACGAACCACGCGGTCAATTTGATGACGTGCTATGGGTTCAAATCGCTCGTGCTCGTTTTGCGCAATTGGCAATGGATGCTGCAGAGAAATCTATTAACGCACCATTGGCTTTACCAAACGACGTACAAGAAATGGCTTTTGGTCCTGACGCAATATTGAGAACTGCTCAACCGCAGAACATTCGCCGTGTAGGCTTAGAGGTTCCACCTGCTGCGTTTCAAGAAGCAGAAATCTTACAACGTGAAATGCGTATTGGTGCTCGTTACCCTGAAGGACGTTCAGGTGTTATTGACGCATCAGTTATCACAGGACAAGGTGTGCAAGCACTTCTTGGCGCATTTGACACCCAAGTTAAAACTGGTCAACAAATTTTAGCAGACGTTTTTGAAGACGTTATTAAATTATGTCTCAAAATGGATGAAAAAATATTCCCTTCAGAGAAAAGCGTTGTTGCCACATCTGGTGGTGCACGCTACGAATTAACATACTCTCCACGCAAAGACATTCGTGGTGATTACTCTGTACAAGTACGCTACGGTTTAATGTCAGGACTTGACCCAAGCCGTGCGTTAATCTTCTCATTACAAGCATTAGGTGCTGATTTAGTATCTAGAGATTTCGTAATGCGCGAATTACCTTGGTCAATGAATGTTGGTGGGGAACAACAATCAATTGATATACAAAAAATGCGTGACAATTTAAATGCTTCAATGGCTGCACTTGCTCAAGCAATTCCGCAGTTATCCGCACAGGGACAAGACCCAAGTTCATTAGTTATGAACATTGCTGAAGTAATCAAAGAGAGACAAAAAGGTGTACAGATAGAAGACGCTGTTAAGAAAGTCTTCGCACCTGCACCTGCTCCTGCTGCAGCACCACAAGTTCCCCCTGCTGAGATGACTGCTCCTGCCGAGCAACCCGTCCCTGCTGCTCCAGTTGAAGCGCCTCCAGGGGGTCCTTCTCCAGCACCACAAGGTACACCTGATATTGGAACGTTACTTTCACAACTAGCAGGTCAATAATGGCTACAGAAAAAGTTTCAGGTACAGGTAAATACGCTAAACGTATTGACCAAAACATTTCTAAAAGAACAACTCAACCTATTCGCGATATGGGTTCAACAAAGTATGGCGAAGGTAAAGCATTAATGGAACAACAACAAGGAGCAAAGTTGCAAGGACAACCAACTAAGATTCCTAAAGTTGATGTTAATGCTGCTACTGCTGGTGCAGGTACTCTTCCTCTTACTGCTGAAACTCAAAGACCTAATGAATCACCTGATACTGGTATGCCTTTTGGTGAAGGTCCTGGTCCTGCAGATATTGGTTTAAATCTTGGAACAGGTGATGTTGATTCACCTCAAAAACAAGATTTACAAAAACTATCTAATTATCTGCCAATGATTGAACGTGCAGCAAATTCAGAAGATGCACCAGAATCATTAAGAACATTTGTTAAATATCTTAAAGGACAACCTGGACAGATAGCGCCTACAGAGCAACCAGCACCAGCACAGGAACCATTATCACCTTCACAGGAGATGTAAATGGAAACTCCACGCTGGGCAACTAACTTTGCTAAATATTTAACAGCACTAGGCAACAACAATGCAGGACTTGGTTGGGGACTTGTGCACATACCTTCATTAACTGATGAAGACCACGATGAAATCATAAGAATTATAACAACGGAATATAATCAATGAGTTTAATTTCAGATTGGGCAGTTAATACTGCACGAGGAGTAGGTAATGCGTTTACTACCTACTATAATAAGGTTTCAAAGCCTATTGGTCGTGCTATTAGTACAGGTTTGCTATTAACAGATAAAGATAACCCTCTTTATAAAGATGGTTTCCAATTATCTGATGTTGGCGACACTTACAGACAATATGCTAAGGATATAAGCCCAGGACAGGCTTTAACATCTGGTTCTGCTGTTGGTGACATCCTTTTTGCACCAATTAAACTTGCAGCAAAGGGTTCACAACTCCTTGGTGTGGACAATGCTCCTACTTTATTCAAAGGTTCTTTTGATGTTTATGATGCTGCGCAACGTAAACAGGCTTTTTCTGATGAATTAACTGGTAGACTTCTAACAGGTGCTATTGATGCTGCTGTAACTTGGTATGCTGACCCACTTTCTAAAGTCGGCAAAGTAATGAAAGTTGCACGCGGTGGTGGTAAGTTACTTGGTAAAGAATTTCAAGGTGTATTAGACCCTAAACTTGGGGTAAAAACTGACTATACCAGTGATGGTTGGGACACATTTTTAAGATTTGCTGTACAAGATGGTTCAGATTTTTCTAAAGTTGTATCACATCGTATATCGCAAAAGTCTTCTAATCCAGAACTTCTTGCTTCTGTATTAAGTGATATTAACGTATCACAATTTAACACACCTGAACTTATTGCTAAATACGGTTCTGCTGAAGAGGCTGCTGTTGAAGTTGCTAGAACTGTTATGAAAGCAGCAACAGGTGACAAAGCAGCAAAAGCAAAAATATGGAATAGCCCTAACTTTTCTAAATATGGTGCTCAACTAGATAGAGCATCAGGTGAATTAGACCTTTTAAATGCTGAAATCAAAGCAGTTAAAGAAGCAGGCGGCGATGTTAATGCCTGGATGGCTAAGAACGCTGATGTTAAACTTAAACTTGAAAAAGAAATTGAATCACTTGCATTAGAAGACCCAAAGATTCGTAATGCAATCAATTTAACTTATAACGAAATACTTGGAACTGGTGCATCAAAGTTTTCTTCAATAGAAAAACTTCGTGCTACACGTGCTGAAAACCGTAGTAACATTCTTGTTCAAGAGTTTCCAGCAAAAGGACCTTATGGTCTTGGAATTAAAGCAGTTGCTTTTGCTAGAAGTGAAGTTCCTTCAGGTTGGATTAGAACCAAAGGTGTTGATTCAACTGGTTCTTCTGGGGAAATGGCTGCCTGGATGAATAGTGTTTCTGCTTGGAAAAGCCCAGAAGGTGCAGCAAAGAAACGTCTTTTGTTAAAAAAATACGGTGATGCTTCTGATGATTTAACACGCCAAGAAGCCGTTGACGCTATTGAAAAAGAAGGTCTTAGAGATATTGGTGAAAAGTACGGTTTAAATGTTAAGTTAACCGATACTGAAAAAACACAATTTTTACGTGACCTTCCAGGTGTTTCTGCAGATAATCTTAAAACACACGCTGATGTTGTTTACTACACTGTTGCTAAAAAACGTCGTGAACTTATAGAAATTATTAAACAAGGTGGCAAAACAGGTTTCGTTGTTGAAGACCAAGTAGTTATACCTACTAGACAATTATCTTCACAACTTGCTAAAGGTATCCCAATGATTGATACCAAAGCATTTGAAAGAATTGCTAAACAACATTTTAAAAATGGTGGAACAGAGTTAGGTATAGTTTCAAGACTTTCTTCAGGTTACGATATGTTTAACTACATATGGAAACCATCTGTTCTTTTGCGTTTAGGTTACACAGTTCGTAACGTAACTGAAGGTTCTTTACGTGCTATGGCTTACCTTGGTGCTGCTAATGAGTATTTAAAATATGTTGGCACTAGCCTTAAAGAAACTGTTAAAGATGCTAGATATAAACATATCACTGAAAAAGCATTACTTCGTCAAGCATCTAAAGAATTAGGTTTAAATAAAAACTATTCTTCTTTTGCT